AACGCGGAAGATGTGCCGGTAGAGGGGGCGGAGAATATTACGTCGCATTACGACGACATCTACACAATGTTCTCGCAGGGACTTCCTTCGGGTGAACGGATGAGGATTCCCGAGATTGACGACGTTGTGCGATTCACGACATCGAAACTGGCGATATGGACAGGTATTCCGTCGCACGGGAAGTCTGAAATGCTGGACTTCATTGTTGCCCGGCTCGCTGTGGAGTTGGACTGGAAGACGCTCTACTTCTCGCCGGAGAACTACCCACTCGAATTGCATTACGCAAAGATCGCTTCCAAACTGATCGGAAAGCAGTTTCGCAGCGGGTGGATGACAGAGGATGAGTTTGACCAAGCCTACAGTTTCATCTCGGAGCACTTTTTCTGGATGAACCCCTACACGACAACAACGCTTGAACAGATTCTTGACTGCGCCCGATATCATGTTCGCCGATATGGAATCAAACAACTCGTTATCGACCCGTTCAATTGTCTTGAACATCGGCGCAAGCCCTCAGAGAACGGAAGTGAGTATATAGGGCGATTCTTGGACGATCTGAGTCGCTTTGCCCGCAGAAATGATCTGCTTATCCATCTTGTGGCGCATCCGGCAAAGATGGAGGCATTAGGCCCTAAAACGAGGACGTACGGGCCTCCGACACTGTACGACATAAGCGGGTCAGCGAATTTTTACAACAAAGCTGATTACGGGTTCACGGTATATCGCAACTTCGAGGAATACCGAACTTATTTGATGGTGACAAAGGTCCGCTTCCGGAACTTTGGGCAGGTAAACAGGGAAGGGATTCAATTGCAATACAACTTTGACAACGGACGATACGAAATTCCGAAGAATGATGTCAGGGAATTAGACAATAGCAACTGGCTGATCCATAAAGGCGAACATGAAACATTCGTAGAGTCAGAATTCGAAACATCTGATGAAAGCCCATTCTAATTATGAGACACATCGAATCTGGAATACAGAAAGCTTTTGTGAGGTGGTTCCGGATGCAATATCCGTCCTATGCACTATGTCTGACGAGTGTCCCGAACGGCGGACTCCGGAGTAAGACCGAAGCCGCAATCATGAAGGCCGAAGGTATGACGGCCGGTGCTGCGGATTTGCTTCTGCTCGTTCCGAGGGGCAAGTACGGATCGCTCGGTTTGGAG